TATATAATGTATCGTTCATAAAACCATCACCACTACCAATTCCAGAATAAGATAGTAAATTCCATGCAGTTACACCATTACCAAACTTAAATTTAGAAGTATCAGTCTCTAAACCTAATTCGCCTTGTGCTAATATAGGGTTTACAGATGTCCAATTAGCCGCCGTGTCATGCCTGACTTGAATAATACTTGCCATTACGCATTGCCTCCATTTATATTTTGTATTGCTAAGTAAACAGATGCTGCACTTCCACCTTCAATAAAACTACTTCCATTAACTGCTGCTTTTATTTCAGACCATAAAGTTTTTTTAATTGCACCTGAAGCCGCTGAATCATTAAGAATAAAACTATCTAAATCAACTGGAATCGATTTATCTGTGTATCCGGAAAAATCTGCCTTAGCTTGAACATCGTTAGTAACATTTCCTAACCCTATTTCAGTAGGAGTGTAATCACCAGTTTGGGAAACTACTGCCCCAACTCTCGTATTAAAAGATGTAACGCCGCCACTACCAACGGGAGACCATTTAACACCATCAACCTGAGTACTATCGGCAGTTAAAACATAAGCATCAGCTCCAACAGGCAATCTTGCAGGGGTTCCACTTACGCCACCGGCTATAATATCACCCTTTGCTGTCATCGGATTCGTCATTCCACTGGGAGCACTAACGTTTGTGACTGAAATATCAGTATTCGCATTCTTAACTATACTGTCTAATTCCTGGTCCAATCCCTTTACTGAAGGGAACTTATTGGTTCTTTTAATCATCTATCACCTACATTAACGGGTTGCCACATTAAACCCAATTCATAGATTGTACATAAAGTTGCGGAATTTCCGATAATTTCCCATCTAAATTCTCTGCATAAAATTGCAGTTGGAAACTTCTGTTTGAAATAATTGTTTAAATGGCTTACTGTATAAGTCAAAAGGTTTTCAGTCTCTGAGTATAACTGTTTGTAGTAAATATTAAATGTTAAATCTACATCACAAGTATATCTCATGTGAGCTATCTTTAATAAAAATCTATGATTGTTCTGTAATTGCTGAGGAATTATAGAAACGTCATAAGTAGGAGACTTGAAATCTATGTTAATATTTGAATATACTGTGCTCATTTGCCCGCCGGAGGATAAACGCTTATTAAAGCTTTGGGATAAATACCTCTGAAACTTAATCTATAAATATTAGGTGCGCCCAAAGCTTGAGCTATACTGTAAAGTGGAAGTTCACTTGGAGGATAATTTAGAACTCCAATATCAAAAACCGTAGGATATCCGGAAATAGTTGAGAATAACATATACGCCCCCGATACAGTGGCTTGTACATTTCCATCAGTAAATATCCCAGCCGTACCGTAAGAAGCACCTACCGTCGTAGCAATGGGATAGCTTACATTATTAATCAAATCTTTCATCCATAATTGGTAATAACTTACAAATATAGCGCTAACAGTTTGAAACCAAAACTCCCTGCCGTTATAATAAAATGGAGATGCTATACTAAAAGGAGCATAAGAAGAAGCAGCCCCGCTTCTATAATCAGGCATACCAGTATAAGGGAAAGGATAAGCGGTGGCACTTCCATTAGCCGTTAACACCCCATTGCCGGCAACATTAAGCGTTACCGCCGCAAAATACTTAGTAATATTATTCACCCATCCACAACCAGCATCATTAAGCCATGATATTCCCAATCCATGATAAGCAAAACCGTAACATATTGTTGCAAGCCCCCCTACTAATAAACCAGTCTCAGACACCACAACTCTTGAAATACCATATACCGTAGTATCTTTGTTCTCAACTACTTTAAAATAAGGATTGATAATAAAATTCGTTAAAGGAACGGTAACTATTGCAGATTGTAATGAAGTGAAGCCTAAATTTGCAGTTCCTAAATAATACTTAAATGTGCTTGTAGTATCTCCATTCATGTAAATATTTACAGAAGTAACATTCTTTGATAAAATATTTAAAGTAGCTTGCTGTTTGGAAATTGAAGAATATGCAGATGCAGATTGTAAGAGTAAATATTTTCCAGGTATAATTACAAAAGATTGACTATAAGCAACCGACCCCGTATAGTTATCAACTACTTTAATTGTAGCGTTATTAGAGGTAGAATCAAAGACGATATTAACCGTGTCCCCGACCATTGATGTCTTATAAATATAAGTTCCTGAATATGAAACATAAACCTTATCTGTATCGGCTGAGGCAGTAAAATTCTTGTATATAATTACTTTGTTTGTATCTCCCACAGAATAATAACCGGCAGAAGGTGACAAAACAGACATATAATAATAATTAGTATCATACGCACTTGTATATTCAGCTCCTACCCCGAAAGTGCCGGCAACTAAAATTCTTGTATTTAGAAATAAAGTATTGTTATTATACGTTATGTTATTTATGAGGATGTTATTGCTTTCACTACTTGAATATACCACTTGCCCAGTGTCCCAACCCCCTCCATTATAATAATAGATTTTGTTACTGTCTGCCACAGCACTATTCGCAACTGATTCCCAAAGTTTATTATCATTTGCTACATAAAATCCTACGACACGATACTGTGAAGGAGGTTTTGGCAACTTGGTGAAAGTGTTCCCATCAAACTTCCACACTCCAGCATTTGAGTTGGAACTATCATTTGAAGTAAATAAAAGATATTCACTATTATTTAGGGTTTGCCCCGATAATAATATTCCTGCATGTGAAAAAGTTTTAAGAGAATCCCAAACATAAGTAGTAGGATTTCTTTTCCAAACTGTTGCTGTGGTATCATATTCCCCATATATCAGTGGATAAGCCAGATTCCCATAGCCATAAGAAGACACTGCATATAAAGTATCGCCTAAATTAAAGACACCTGTAACAATCGACTGCCCCACTCGTCCGGGTTGATTATCAAAACTTGGTATAGCCACTCCACCAGAATAACTATTTGGAGACCAAGTATTTGAAGAAAAACTATATTTTACCAAATCATTTGAGAAGGGATAAGCATAGGCAGTGTTAAGCATAACTGTATAAATTGTATCTCCTATGACCGCTGTATTATCGAGACAATTAAAATTTGAAAAATAAGTACCTCCTAAATTTGCAAGAATATTATTGGCAGAAGTTGAGAAGTTATATGAATTAAATTGACCTGAGGTAAGAAAATAAGAACCATTGTATGTTAACCCCTGATAAAATCCATAGAGAAGATTATTAGTATAAAATATATTTCCCCCTACATAACTACCGAGATAATGAGTCCCTTGAAATATTGATGCACTATTATAAGCCCCCGTCCCAGTATATCCTTTATAAAGTCTATATATGCCACCAGTTACTCCATCAAGATAGTAAACACTATCAGCATTTTGGACAAACCCTGTACCTGCCGTTACATTTGGATTAAAAATCTTTATCCAACTATGAGTTTGCCCAAAACTTTCAGAATAAGTGAACGTAAAGAGAAACAACAATATAAAATATAAAGTTTTCAATATCGACGTTGCCACCGCCAAACAAATTTAAGTCCCGAAGTTCCCGAAGCCGGTCTAATAACTACAATCTGGGTTCCACTTAAAAAGTAATAAGCCAAAACATCATTTGAAGTTATCGCTGAGCCTACGGGAGTTAAAAAGAAATAAGACTTCGCTGAGTCCGCTAATGTCATCCCCGGAATTGTAACAGTATCTGTGGTTGCAGTAGTTACAAAAGAAGAAGTACCGGAAGCATAGTTTGAAACCTTTAAGACTAATCCTAATTGTGACACCGAAGTATCTGAGATAATAACGAACTGAGTAGAATCTAAGTAAACTATTAATGAATATAAAACCGAATCAATGGTAAACTTGTCTTGATTAAGAATAATTGCCGATGATCTTGCGGACTGATTGTAAAGCCTTAAATGATAGTGAGAAGTACTATCGTATGGGCTATCGAAAACTTGCGCCTTAATTGAAACCGCCAAAGTTAAGAATGCGAATAAAAATAATAGTTTTTTCATAAAATTTTCCTTGATTACCACTCTTTATAACTACTTGAATACAAATCTCCGTAACCTATTTGCTCTTGAATATTTTGCGGGATAGAGTATATGTTCCCGATCGAATCCATAAACCACACGTTTCCCAAGAAACCATTTCTAATTACAACGGGATGATGTTCTCTGTCTTGATCTAACCAACCCTTCTCGGTGAGTAGAAGTTCTTGAGCGCTATCAACAGGTTGTAATATCATTCTGTAAGTTCCAAACCTGTCAATACAGGAAACTAAATAAGTTTTATCCGCCATTGAATTATAAATATCTCTTATGGAATCCGCGCTTACAATCGTAGCTTCATATCCGGTAGATGCAGCGATTTTACAAATATCCTCAGTTGAACCCCAAATTAAAGTATCTCTGATTTTCTGTAATGAATCTTTAGCCATGATACCAAAGCCACGAGCCACTTCAGTAGTTTCACCGGAATTAGGATCAATTACCACAGCTCCGCCTTCGGTGAAAACTATCAACTGTAAATTTAAGAGTATTGAAATGGCTATTATAGATTCACCTCTGAAAGAATCCTGATCAGAGTCCAAGAAATTAGTCTCAGGCAGAACGTCATACTCAGATGCACCTGATCCCGCAATAGGAGAAAAGAACACTAATGAGTCATAACTTTGATCTACATAACCGGCGGCGGCGTAAGTGCGCCCGCTTAAGACTAAAGCATGAGCCCAATCCTTGACTAAATTCATTGTAGGGATATATCCCATTTGAGCCGTATCTAAAGAACCTTGAAGAGTTGTAGTATCCAATGAAGGCAAGAGGACTTGTTGTAATTGGAATTTACCTAATTGCATATAGTCGGTATTTGCATAACTTCCACTTTGAGGAAATACAGTTACCGAGATTACTGCGTATGTACCGGCTTGAGCTAAGTAAGAATTTAGATTATCAATATCCTGCTGAGTAAATGTAATTAAGTCGCTATAAGCCGCATCAGTAGTTAATATGGGTATTGTAAAGCCATCTTTAATTGTGGTTTTAGTATTGTCGGGATAAACTACGTCTAATGAGAAATAGAAATTGCTTAATTTAGTGGCGAAAACATTTGCCTCAAATTTATATTGAACGTTCATTACTATTTGAGGAGCTAATATAGCAGTCAAGGGCAGTGACATTGAAATTGCCAAAAAAGAATGTGATGGAATTGCATCAATAGCGTAAACGTCGGGAGAAGTTCCTGCGACCACTGATAATACAGTGGCGTGACCAAAAGGGTCTAAGGCAGCAAACCATGAACCCAAAGAATTGGCATCCGATGGAGACACGGCAGAGGATTCAGTGTACATATTTTGAGCGGCTTCATTAATATATAAATAACCTGAGTTCTCTAAAATTATAGATTGACTTAAAGAATTTCCAATTTGTGAAAAATTTAATGTTTTCCAGAAATAATAACTTAATCCATCAGAGGAGGAATAAACATTAATATCTGAAAGCCTTCTGCTTAAAGAGCCTGCAAGAACTTCAATTAAAATTTGGAATTTATTATTATCAGTACCACAAATTATGGATTTCTGAGATACTAAAACCTCGTTAAATCCATCTAAGACGGCAGTCACTCTGAAATAATAAGTACCAGGCGCATAAGAGCCGGAGCCTACATTGTTTAATGTAACTAAAAAATCTCTGTTGTTTTCATTAAACTGTATGTAAGGTTGTACAATTACTTTATTGATATTCGCATAGCTTGATTCTTTTCCTACTAACGCAGGGGCAATATTAGTAAAACTATAATTACTTAATTGTAAAGTTCTATTCACATATTCAACACCCAAAGCAACACGACCTTCTTTACCTCCAAAACCAATACGCATTTTGGATGGCTGCCTGTTAAAGCTAATTTCTCTTTGATCTACTGCATTCATTACAGGCAAGTATTTTAAAGGTATGTAATTTCTCATTAAAACTATGACGTCATTTATAGCCCAATTATTCAAATAATTAGAAGTATAAATTGTCGTGTTAGTTCCATTCTGAGCAGACAATAAGACGGCGGCGGGGATTGTAGAATCTTTAGTAACGTTAATTGCAGTCCACTGTGTTAAGTCCCCAATATAGCCTTGAATGTCCATTTTGTTTAAGTAAGTGGCATCCGGAGCGGTTGCTAATTGAGTAATATAACATTCATTAAGCCATTGCCAAGCATCAATCCACATCACACCGTTATAGTAAGGTCTTATCCATACATTAACTGAATTAAAATTATAGCCTACTATTGTAGAGACTATTTGAGCCGATTGAATTAAAACGGTGATTTCAACTCCAAAGGTCTTGTCGTAGTAATTATCGAATGATATAAACTTCCCCGCTGTAATTCTATTTAAACTGTCAACAGGGAAAGGGTAATTTAACTGATAAGTCGGTCTCAATGTTAAAATTCCGGGTTTAACGTGAGACTCCAAGTTAGTTGCTCTAACGAAAGAGTTTCTATCTTCTATGGGATCAATATTCGACTTAATTCCAGAGAAGCCAAAAATCTTAGTATCGGTTAGATTAGCCGGCACTTTGAGCCTCCGCATCATCGGTTCTGTAGAGCTGTACTGCTATATCTGCAATTTCCTGAATATGGTCATAGCTAAAAGGAATATCGGTATTACCGTCAATTACTAAAAAGTCTCCGGTTGAGGGATCAATAGGCAAGGCTATGTAGTTTAAACTTACAGGATATCCAGTGGCTCCGGACAGTGAAGCCGGGAATAAATATAAGTAAGGCTTCTGATAAATTAAGCCAGGTCTTAAAGCTGAGCCTGCATAAAAGGGATCGTTATTTGTTAAAGCATCGGTTAAGTGTACGGGATTCCAAATCTCAATAGGTATAGTACCGTTATATGAATCTAAGCAGTCAAAGAAATCTTTAAATAAAACCGCTTGAGTCATATCAATTATAGCTGTATTATTTGGAAACTGAATAGTTTGGGTTTTGAATAATTCGGGTATAAAACTTATGAATAAATTCCGGTCTCCTTTAGCCATGCCCCAAATATTTTTTACATATTTAAGGCAGGCGTTTCCACAGTAATTCTGAATTTCCAGAATTGTCCTGATGATATTACCCGGTAGTAAATTTTGAGTTATGGGATCATGGACGATTGGATCCTGAATCTGCTGCATAAATCTTTGAGCCAACATATCGAGTTTGGTTGTTGCCATATTTTACCAATTAGGATCGGGATTCCTTGAATAGGAATCCGTGTTATTAAAAGTGCCTTCAAACTTCTTAAGTTCACTTTCATAGTATAAATACATTTTATCCCTATTGGGATCGTCAACAGGCATTAAATACCAGTCGGCGTAATATCTCAAAGCGGCGTCATAAGCTTGAGGGGTTTCAGGTTCATAACTATACGAACAATCCTGAGTCTGCCTCGATAATAAACAAGCTAAATATAAATTTGAACCCGGGATGTCTTGAGGTATTCCCCAAAATTCCAAAGCCGAATTTCTAATTGTTGCGAATTGAGGATATGTAAGATCGCTATAAGTGTCTTGATCGTTATCAAATTGTTGTGAAGTCCTCCACTGTATAATCGACCAGTGAGGAGGGAATTGCACCGATTTAACTTTCTTAATTATTGACTGAGGAGGAGTTCCAAAAACAAGCGGGTATATGTTAGTACCCGCCACAATAGGTATAGTGATTTTATTGTAGATCAAGTCTTCAGTCATTACTAAAGATTCTTGAGCCTTGTTAATTGCATATAACAGTTGATTTACCGAAATATCCTTCATATTAAACTGAAGAAGGTCTTTTCTCACAAAGTCCATTATAATTCCTACTCGACCTGAATAATCACCATCGGGGATATTGATTAAATTATCCTTATTAGCAAGAATTGATTTCTTGTTTGTGATTTCGTCATTGAAGGCTTTAATCACAACTTCTCTATTCGTGCTTTCTAAGGGCAGCAAATACCAATCTGCATAATACCTTAAAGCTGAATCATACTGCTGGGGAGTTTCAGGCTCGTAGGTTCCGCTTGCATCAGTTGACTGTTTGCTTAAAATAATTTGCATTGTAAATGTTTTGCCATTTAAAGCAATCCCGGGAGCACCATAAAACTCGATAGTGTTATTTCTCACCGTAGCATATTTGGGATATGCCGGAGCAGCTTCTACTGTTCTTTGATAATCAAATTGCGCATTATTAAGCCATTGCGGAGGTTTAATTCCACTAACATTATAATAACTTGATTTGATTCTCTTTACAATATCGGTAATTGTTACCTGCACCGATCCAGGATTAAGAACAGTGATGATCAGTGGATAATTAGTACCGGCAGTTGTTAAGGTCATTGTGGCGGTTACATCCAAAACATCATCAGCCATTGCAACGGCTTGCTGAGCTTGATTAATTGCTTCAATAATTTCAGAGAAACTTATCTCCCTTTTGTTAAATTGAAGTAAATCCTTTTTAACCCAAGATGCTATTTTATCTACTCTACTCATAAATTAGCCTAAGAGTTTAGTCACTTGATCTATCTTCTCAGATTTTGTTTTAATTTTTCTTATCATTGCTTTCATTGATTCAACTAATGGAAGCTCTCCAATTACGGCGTCAAGCTGGTCCGGTGTCATTACCTCTAATTCTTCTTTGCTGTATTTAGGCGCAGTAATTTCTTTCTGAGCATTAGGAAAACTAATTTCAGGTATTTCGGGCTTCTGAATGTCGTCAGGAACATCAATTACATCTTTACCGGATTGTATTGATTCTAACATTGAATCAAACTGAGTAGTCTTATGAGTTTTGATTGTACCTTTAGTCTCTTCAAACTTTTTTACGTCTTCAAGAGTTGTACCCATTGGAACTATGTTAATATCAACCTTCTCCGCTAATGCTTTAGATTCTTCATCGGCAGGGAAGTAGCTATTAGGCATTACTCTTTTAGCTTGCAGATATTGTTTCAAAGGCATTCTATGAATAGATTCAACGCCTTTTTTATTTACAAATTTCACATTTATTTCTGTCATTAGATATTACTCCAATTAATTTTGAAAATAGACGGGAGGTTTTATCCTCCCGTTTTTAATTCTCTCGGACTCTTATGTCATTGTTGCAGAATAAGCCCAAGTATCAGTACCGGCAGCAGCAATTTTCATCCAAACTATCTGAGCCTGGATGTCATAAACTATTGCGCCTTTAGGAAAATTTATGCAAGCTGTTTTTTCCGCTGAGGAAAATGCAGTCGCATTATCCCACCAACCAATGAGCCTCTCTCCATTATCGCTTTGAAGTCTTAAAACGTCCAGGTTCTTAGCCTGATCAGCAGTAAGACCAAAAGCATCCTGAAAGGATTCACCATCAATCGTGGAAATATTATTTCTTTTAAATCCAGTTGCCATATTAAACTCCTTATGTTATATAGCAGTTAATTGATCAGAAGCATAGAACCATTCTACTAAACTTGTAGAGTTTTCGTAGAAAGCACCGGCTCCATTACCGAAATAGTTATCGTCGTCAATAATATCTGATCTTTGGAATCCAACGATCATATCGGCGGCGTCACCTAAGAACTGAGCATAATCAGCGTGCTCGGATTCAAAGCCCAGTTCCGAACCGTAACCGGCACTAATACAACCGGCTCCCACAACGATAGCGGGCTTACGAACTCCACTGTCACGAGGATTAGCCATGTATGTACTTAAACCATAATTCACGGTTCCATTAGCAGCAACATAACCCGGATCAGTTGAAACTCTTGCAGCAGGCACATAGTCGTCAATTATAACGAAAGCGCCGGCAACAAATGTACCTTCAAGAAGTCCAGTCCAAGCCGCATTATCGTCACCTCTGTCCTGAGCAAATTTAATATTGTCTCTATATTCAGGATCAGCGATTAACTGCCAAGCCAAAGCTGGGGGAATAAAGATAACAGGAGCCAAACGACCTTTGATATTAATTGGCTGGAGCTTATGATAATTAGCCAAGTAAACCAAATTACGAATTGACTGCATTGTGAAGTGATGAGCGGTATCATCAACAAGAGCAGCTAAGTTGTTACTTACGGCGGTCTCATAAGCTGCATTAAATACATTAGCAAAAGGTACCTTACCAAAACCGGCTACATAAGTATTTGGATGGCTTGCCAATGTTAAATTTAATCCATAGGAAGGATCAGTGATGTTATCCGAATAGTTAGCTAAAAGAGCTTGATAAGGGAACATTGACATTCTTCTGCCGAACCAATCCTGTAAGTCTTTCATTCCACGTTCCATTAGTGCCATTTGGATTTCAGGTTTTCTCAATACTTGTTTCGACATTTTATTATCCTGAATTTCAACTGCATGACGAACTTGGTTGATAGCAACTTTCTTGGTTAGGATAGCTCGTTTTTCCTCTGAGCCTCTCAAAGGCGCAGTACCAACTTTGCCGACTCCGGTTAAAGGCACAAGCACGGGAGTATCCATGTAAATTCCGCCCTCACGCTCAAAGTCCTTAACTACAGTAATAAGATTTGAAGGCGCTGGTAACGACATTGCACCTGCATAAGTACCGGCTTCTTTGTACTTTTTTACATCAATCATATTAGTAAATTTTGCCCATTTACCATAACGCCAGGTTAACAGGTCAAGTTTGCGTGACAGTCCACGCCTAAAGATTTGCATTTGATCGGAGTACATACCTCCGACTACAATAGCGGCTGATGATGCAGTTGTAAGGTGCATATTAGCATCAACTTTTATTAGGATTGCTACAATACATGTAAACAATCCGGCTAAGAAGATTCTTATATAAAAATCTTTGATTAATTTTGTTTTCATTTTCTTTTTCCAATTATACGGTTTTTAACTTTCCCCAGAAAAGAATCGGCTTCCTCTAAAGACAGATCGTCTCTTTCGAGTATTTTTTCATCTATATCGGGGTTTTCACGAATACCCAGGCCTGGATTCTCTGATAACGAAGGTTCAACTATGGCGCTTTGCCCTAATTTGAAACCTTCCGCCCTTGCTTTCTCAGCTATTTTATCCTGGATAACTCCGTCAAATAAATCCCTGAGTTGATAATTCACCATATAGGGTTTTATTATCGGAGTTTTGCCTTGATAAAAAGTAATGACATTCTCGTTAACCTTGCCTTGAGGCTGCAATACATTTTCAAATAAAAATTTGTTGTAATAATTAGCATCAACAGTAAGGTCGGGAAGTCCTATATCTTCAGCAGTTATGCCTTTTGTTTCTAAATAACTTTTAAACAAATTGACATCGGCTTCGATTTGATCCTTAGCTCTTCGCTCCCAATTAGAAATGATATCATAATGCCGGTCGAATTCCTTATCAATACCTTGATTAAGATTGTCAATCTCGGTAGAATATTTAGAAGCCGCAACAGGATTCTGAGCGAATAATATGCGTTCAAATTCCAAGCGTGACTCTTGATTGGTAAGCCCGTCTTCCGGGAAATCAGGATATTTCTGTCTAATTGAGTTCAGCAGCATCTGAGCTTTTTGTTTGGTAGCCATTTCTAAGTAGTCAGGCGATTTGACTACAGCAGCGTCAGGCTTCCAATTAGGATCAAAAGGGCTTTTCAGCGATTTTATATAGAGCTGAGAGTTTACATAATTCTTAAATGCACGGTCGGTAAATTGATCACCTTTAACGCCGGTAAGAATTAGTTTATAATCTTGAGCCATTTGGTCAAGATTTTTGGCGTCTTTATTCTTATCTCGAAATTCTTCAATCTTTTTACTAATCAAGTCATCATTAACAACAAAAGGTTTGCCGATGTTATCCGGTTCTTTTGGTAACGCTGCTTGAGCAGGTTTGAGATCATCCTTAGTTTCAGCGGCTTTGCCGGTTAAGACTTTTATATCTTTAACATAGACTTTTTGCTCTTCAGGTTTTTTAGTGTGAAGAGTTTTCACAGCCAGCAAAAACTTATCAGGATCTATATCCTCACGAGTAAGAATATCATCAACGACTTCCTGGTCTAAGGTTAGAAGGTCAGTATCATCAGTAATAACAAGTGGCTCCTCTTCTACTTTTTCAGTAGGTGGAACCTCATCCACTTTAGTTTCATCGATTTTAGTTTCATCAACTTTTAGATCGTCTTCAATTACGAATAACGGCGCTAATCCAAAGAAACTTAGTAACACAAATAATGGTTTTACCCATAAATTAAACATTTGAAACTCCGCTTATTATAGCATTGCATTAGAATCTTTAAGACTCTGTTATTTATTATAATTAAAAGTCGGTAAATATTGAGCCTTAGTAAAGTATAGCTCAACAAAACCGCCGGAAATAGAACCTCCGGTGTTAGTAACAGTAATTTGATATTGAGAAGCACGAATATTATGCGTATAAGCTCCAAATATACCGGCAGTATCACTTGTAGTCTGATTAGTATCGGAAACTCTTAAAGTATCCATATTAAAAGAATCTGCTCCGCCATTAAAAAAACCTTTGAGAACAATTAGTGTATTTGGTTCCAAACCAAAATTACCGCCTACTTTCATAGCAACCGTAGGAGAATGGACTGTAAAATCAGTGTTTGAGTAATCACTCGGCAGACTAAATGAACTTGAAACTAAAGTTGTAGTTGAATCAGTGGTTTGCGCGGGAATAGTGTAGGTTACTTTATACAAACCATTTTGGTCATTAACCTTAGTTTGGCTAAAGGTCATTCCCATTAATAGTATTGAGAAAATTAAAATTAAACGTTTCATTTTTAACTCCTTTGAATCTTAAATAAGACTCAAGATAATTGTGACATAATATGATCAGCTACGGCTGTATCGGCAACTTGCCGGTTATCCATAGTTGATTTGTGTAATTCATTCATTTTTTTAAGTAAATCAACCTTTTGGTTATTCATCATCATCCGTTTGGCGTCCTCATTGTCTTTTGAATCTTGCTGCTGTTGTACTTGCTGCTGCTGCTGTTGAGCTTGGTCCTGCTGTTGTTTCTGCTGAACCTGCTGCTGAATTTGTTGTTGAGCATTTTTAATATGAGCTATCATCTTAAAGCGCGCATTTATACCGGAGTGCTCTAAGGTTGTGATAGGATCAACATAAGAGGGATCAAGTTGTTGTAACCATTGATTCATGGACATAATCTTTTGAAATTCCAATTCGAGGGCTTTTTTGCCCAACGGATTCTTGCTGATCTTAATCCGATATCGCCCGAATGAAACATCATTAAGAAGTTTGCCCATTATAGACGCATTAAGTTGAAGCCATTGTGGATCACTGTCATCGCCTAACAGTGGAATAACACGAGGCAGAATTAAGTATTTTTGAGCCAAAGCTAAATTATTTTGGGCTACCATGACTAATGCGTATTGGGCATTATCATTAAGCCAGTCCTGAAGTAGTGAAGCTTGGGCTACTCTTTGTTCGTAAAGTTTACCGGTTTCCTTAGCCGATTCCTTACGACCCTGCATATTAGGACCTTGTCCGGAGATAGTATTAGTATCTTCTTTTTCTAACATAGACTCTTCAAGTAAACCCTGGGGCATTACCGGAGGTTCAAGTTTAATCATGCGCTTATTTGAAATAGCTCCATCTGCTACTTTCTTTAATCCCACGAGTTCATTACTCATTAATTCATCTTCAAAGCCTTTTACGGCTCCCTGCTCTGCAATCCACCCCCCCTGAGTTACTTTCATAACATAGGTAAGCATGGTATTACGTCTGAGGTTATAAGACGATACGGGATCAATAATATTATCAAGCACGGATTTAGTTTCTAAAATATCGGGATGAAAGTCATGGGCTAAGACGGGGACGAATTTAAAATTACCATTCTGATACTTTTGCATATCATCATATAATTTTAAGTTTAAAGCCGGGACTACTGAGGTCTGCCAGATCACATCGCGCCATTCTTCTCTTATTTTTGGCTCATTATACTGCTGCAAAATTTGTTGAAGTTTCTGAGAGTCATACCAATTTTTTTCAGATAAAGAATCTCTTTTTTTATCCTTAACTAAATCGGTAATGTCTTGTGAGAGTCCGGTCTTTAAATCCGTAACGGTCATAATAGGTTGTTGTCGTTTCTCATACCAGTCAATTACTTTGAATCTGCCGTCTCCGTTATACCAGGTAGCGCCATAATTATAGGCTACATCGGCATCGCTAAAACTGTCAAATCCATGCTTTTGACCCTGATAATCTAACGAAGCATTAAGAAAACGCTCTGCCCAAGTTAAGAGCATCTTTTTCATTTTCCCTTTTTTAAGTGCGGAGTCACCAACAATCATACGAGCTTTTTCATAAATCTCATCTCTGAGACTGTGATTATTTTTCGCATAAATATCAATGATTTCAGAGGCTTCATAAAAACCAGAATCCGACATATACCTCATATCGGAGGTATCACGTTTGCGCCAATTCGTATCAAATTTAATTCTTAAGGAGTCATACCACTCAATTAAAATCATACCATCGGGGTCTTTAAGATATGACCAGGAAGTTTTAAGCCAGCCTATACGACCTACTACCGCCCACAGAAAGGCTTTAGAGATTTCATATTCAATATCGTTAGCTTGAGTTAAAAAGTAATTAGATAGAGTTTGATGCAAATCCGCACCTTGTTGATCCTGGGGAGATATACCGGTAAATTCAAGTCCGGGTACTTGACCTTTGAAATTTCCGACAATAGATAATATTATAGGCAGGAATAAATTCCATTCAAAATTTGGGCGTTTCTCTAAATTTAATTTTCGTAAATCCTGAGCTGAGTAGATATGACCGGCTAATCTGTAAAAGTTTTGAAGCACTTCTTGTTGAAACACTTCAAATTTACCGATTAGACTCATTTCAGCCGAGCCAATTCTTGCAATAGTTTCTACATCTTCATACTCGGATTTAGAACCTGTAATAGGGGAGGGTTCATAACCATAGGTCATTTGATCATTCAATATTTAACCTTTAGAGATCTTTACTTCAAACCGGTAAATATTACCACAAAGAATCTTTATCGGTAAATATTACTTAAAATTTTATTAATGTCAATAGGTAGTTTACATAATGAGGAAGGTTTCACGTTAGGAACATCGGTAAGAATTACCATATCAGTAAATTTTACTTACTTAAGTTTTACACACTCATAACAGTAGATTCACTAATTTTCTTCTTACCCTTCTTACCATATTTATCAAATTGATAAGGCAGAACCTTTTGAGCTTTAGTAAATGGATAAGGGATTGCGGCTAAGATATACCTATCACAATCGGCAGCGTGATCGGGGACATTGGGATCGTTACCACTTCCTGAGATATCCTCAATATTATTCTCATCAGTTTGCAATGCTGAAATTTCGTCAATAAATGGATCGTTATAACCATCGAAGTAATGGAACATCTTATTTGAGAAATATTGTTTCATTATCCACCAGCCTATGATTCTATCGGTCATTGCCCGCTGTAAATAAATTCCATGTTCTTGGAAGATATTGGCGAAGGTTTGATCTGATGGAGTAGCGGAATATCTTTCTTTTTTAGCGAAGGCATCCAAGCCTGATACTATCATATCGGGCATTCTACCTTTAGTATATGGAAACCCTTTAATTAATTTGTAAATAGCTTTGGCGTGACTTTCCGGGTCTCTGTGCTTAACGTAATAAGTGAACAATAAATAAACCTTCTTGTCAAAGCCGCGTGCCATCATACTAAATGCACAAGGGCTTGCCCAGCCTGGATCAATTCCAGCGTATAATTCCCAATCGTCCGGTATTTCAAAAGGTTTCATTTTGGCTTGATTCTTATCGAACATATCAAAGAAGTCGCCTCCAAAGGCATCCCAGTCATTATGGAGTAAAGCATTTTCCATTTTCTTACCCAACTGCATAATATTAGCAGCATATCCGGGATCACTTTCCATTAATATTTTATTCTCTGCAAGAAAGCCGGGAATGAAAGTTCTGGACTTAGCATTCATAAATTGAGGATGTGAGGGAGTTACGGAAACGCCTTGAGGATTGTCTTCGGGATCATTTACTGAGGGATCTGAAATAAAGAAGTAAGTTTTACCCGGGATTAAAACCGTCTTATTGGACTTCACAAATCTTTTTTTAACCCATATTAAACCTTCTCCAGTCGGATTAGTGGTACTTCTCATGCGTTTACCCAAGGATACGCCGTTGTTCATTACGACGCCACGCAAACGACTGAAGAGGTACAAGTACTGTTTCAATTGGAATTGAGTTAATTCATCAAAACCAATGTACTGATAAGCCGCGCCTTGATGAGATTCTACGTCTCCCGGCTCTTCTAAATGGCATAAATAAATCTTAGCTCCTGATAAAAATGTAAAGGAAGATCCAGGCTCACCTTTTCGTTGTAGTACGAACTTAGCATTTAATGGCAGATAGTATTCTTTGGCTTCATCAATCAAGTTCTGTAGTCTTGTTGAGGTACGTCTGAATAGTACGGCTCTATATTTGGGATGGTTATAAGCGGACATTCCAAACTCTTCATACATATACTGAATACCTAATGCGTCAATAACGAGTGCCCAAGATTTACCCGGTCCCGCTGCGCCTCCGTATAATACTTCTGTTTCTGCTCTACTTAAGAAGTCAACTTGCCCGCCGTCTTGGGGAGCCACTACTGAATGCTGAACCACTATTTTTTTAGGCTCGGTATAAATTTCGGGGTCATCTAATATCAGATCGAAGGTTTTGAGGTAACTCATTATTTAAAAAGCCTGCTTCCTATAAATTCAAGAATTAATACCGCCGCCGCTCCGATTGCGGCGTACCACTTCCAATCGGTAGAGGCTTCAATTGTTTTCATTGCAAAATGATGTACAATTAAAAAGACACTATCCGCCGGGCTCTTTGCTAAAATTTTAATTGCATAATCACCCAGGCTGTCGGAAAATGTTTTATAAGAATCATATTCTTCTATCGGTTTGGGATGAACAGTAGCTACAGTATCTAACTGAGGCTGGCTTAAAAACTTCCGTAAAGTATCCGCTTTTACACTATCCGGTTTACTTACATGAGACGCTGCATTCCGAATGACCGGAACAGTAGCTATAGGCAAGGGCTTCGCTATTGCTTTTGTTGAATCGGGTTTTCCCTGGAATACAACTATTGAGGGGGCTGTGGATACCGTCTTTTTATTGCCGAAATGATAGCCAATCCACACAGCTAATACCGAATAAGCAATAAAAAGAATGATATTTATTATTTTATTTATCTGATTCATTTAACCTACTTTCTAATATTGACCTGAATATCCATACCAAATTACCGGCTTCTCCTAACTTTACGCCTATAATTTTATAAGTCACAATATCTTCAAAGCGTAATCTACCGTTAATATCTACATAACAGGGGCTCATTTCCGTCTGTACTCCCTCCTATACTCCCTCTCTGAGGCTAATACATCAGGGCGCTTTCTTCTTACTCTCTGATAACTGTTTTGGCAGTCCTTACAGTAACTCTGGAATCCTCTGTCGTTAATTTTACACTTCGGGCATATCTTTGGCTCAGGAGGATTTATTAAACAATCATTGTGCTTGTACTTTGTCATTGTAACTTTCTGTTTTACCCTGCTAATGTACGTTAATATTATCGCAATGTCAATACTTTATTAAAATAAATATTATCGTACTTGAAATCCCAAAAGTGTTTTACCGGTGTTTTTCGACACTTTCCTTTGATTCTGATTCATTTTCGCACTTTCTATTTCTCACTTTTTTTTTACTTTCTTCGTTTATTTGCCAAATTCTAATCTTTTCAAAATGACCTTTTACCACCGCAAAAACACTTGGCCCCGGTGTAATCCCTAAGAATATACCAAAATAAAAATTCTATACCTCTGAAAAAAAATTATCTCCTGGGATTTCGCATAGGACTATTGGAAAAATACTGGGTTAGAATACCTTTATTGACGGGTAGGGATGATTTGCGGATGGCGGCACCGACCACCGTTCTCCCCATGGGGGGGCTACCCAGACATAGGGGGGCTTGATTTGAACCGGCTAACCTTATCGGCTGCTGTA